CGTTTAATAAAAAAAAAAATACGAGGCCGTTAGGCCTCGTGTGAGGGGGGTGTGGGGGGAGAGTTTTCGCACTCACTTTGCGAAGCCGCCCGGATTCGTCCTGTCCGATGACGTCCTCTCCGCACTCCGGCACCGCTCCGCGGATGCCTGGAGTGCGAGGCGCTTACGCGCCCCCTCCAATACAGTGCCGGGAGGTTGCTGGGGATGATTTCCTGTTTCGCAAGTGGCCCGGACAGTATAATTCCTGTGGGAGGACTCCGTGATAGGACTCCACGTCGCGCTCAAACTGGCGGAATCCGAATTCACGATGACCAAGATGGCCTTGGCCCGGCTTGGCTGCCGGGGAGGGCCGTCCTGGCCTCCATCGGCTTCCGAGAGGCTGCGCTGGCTGAACGTCCGGGCTCTGAGACTGGCTCTCCGCGTGAGCCATGACGCCGTGGCCCGGGCCATGCTGGCCATCTGGGACAAGCGAAACACCCTGCCTCCGTCCTTCCGGCTGCTGGCTCCGGCTTCGCTGACCCTCCTGACCGCAGTGATCCGGGAAGCCTGCCCGAGGGCCGAGGCCGAGTGGAGGGAAGCCCGGAGGCTGGAGGCGCTGGCCGAATCCCTCTCGGGGCCTCTCCCGATGGCCGACGAGGAGGCGTTCGTGGAAGCCTACAGGAACCGGGTGGCCTCCGTCAGACGGGCGACGTACCGGGCGCAGCGCCGCTACGTCAAGAGGTTCCGCAGCAATTTCTGGATGGACAAGGACTGAGCGGTGAAGCTGGATCTGGATTTCCTGCGATCCGCGCTCGTCCTCGTGGTGCGGGATCGGGAGTTTCTGCGGGCCTACGGGGACAGGCTGAAGGCGGACGACTTCCAGCCGTCCGACGGCTCCATCGAGGGCCGCGACATATGGCTGGTGGCCGGGCTGGCCCTGGATCACTGGCGCAAATTCCGCGAGCCGATATCCGGCCTGCTCACATCCGAAGTGGAGAAGCACGGCAAGCTGGCCAAGCTCGGCGAAAGGCGGATGATCGGCCTGCGGAAGATCTGCTCCCACCTCCTCCAGGCCCGGATCGAGAACGTGCGCGGAATATCGTCCCGGATCGAGGAGATCAAGCAGGCTGCGGCAGTCCAGCAGGCGCTGGACGACGTTCTCAAGATGCACGCGACCGGGGAGCTGGACGCGGCCAAGTTCCTGGCCGTCGCCAGGCAGGTTGTCGCCGAGTCAGGCGAGACTCCACGGACTCCGACGGACTACTTCGAGGACTTGGAAACGAGGATCGAGAGGCGGAGGCTGATGGACTCCTCCAGCCGCTACCCGGTTCTGTTCATCGACCCTCTGGATGCAATGGTGCGGGCCATTGCCCGGGGCCACCTCGGCTGCGTCGCCGCTCCGTACAAGCGCGGCAAGTCGATGTTTCTGATTTGGGTTGCAGTGGCCTACATGATGCAGCGTCTGAACGTGCTCTACGTCACATTGGAAGACCCGCGGGAGGACGTCGAGGACAGGTTCGATGCTGCCATAACTCACATTCCCATGGATCACCTCCGGGACAAGGAGCGCGTGCTCAAGCGGCGTCTGGCCAGATTCAAGAGCATTGTCCGGGGCCGTCTGCGGATCTATGACGGCACCGAGCAGTCCGTGACCGTGGCCGACCTGGAGAACCTCGTCCTCCAGCAGCGGGAGGAGGGATTCCTGGTGGATGCTCTGATCGTGGACTACGACGATGAAATCAAGGCTTCGCGCCCGCACAAGGAGCGGCGCTTCGAGCTGGCCGAGATCTACCGCGACCTGCGCCGACTTGCTTCCCGGTACAAGCTGCTGGTGTGGACTGCCGCCCAGACCCAGAGGGGGACGGACGAGCGGAAGGTGCTCACCGGAGATACGCTCGCCGAGGACATCAGCAAGGCCAGGAAAGTGGGCCTGCTGCTGAGCTTGGGGGCCGGGGACAAGGGGGATGACAGCATCCACATCTACGTGGCGGCGCACAAGTATGATCGCCAGCGCATCGGCTGCACGGTCTTCTCCGATCGCAGCCGTATGCTGATTTACGACCGCCAGAGGACTCTGCGCGAGCTGGCATCCGACCGGAAGGAGGACGAGGACTGATGGCTTTTCCTGAATACCTGGCCGTCCGCGGAATCCAGTTCCGCAGCCATTCCAGGCAGGAGGAGATCCGTTTGCGCTGCCCGTTCTGCTCGGAGCAGCGCTTTCGTCTGGGCCTGAACTGGGTGGACAACGTGGGCCATTGTTTCAACTGCGGCTGGAAGAGCCGCAGGGCCATCCAGGCAGTCATGCGAGCTCTCGGGATCCGGCTGACAGCCGAGGACGAGAGGGTCTTGATCCGATCCCGTTACCGCAAGTCCGGGGAGGACGAAGCGGGAGGGCCAAAGCCCGTCCGGCTGCCAAAGGACTTCGTGACGCTGCCAGCCATCACGGAGGACGACGGGCCACCGTTCACTCTGGCCCTGCGCTACTGGCTGGAGAGGGGCTTCACCGTGGAGGAAGCGCGGCTGCACCGGATCGGAGCCAGTTTCACCGGCACTTACGCCTACCGTATCATCATGCCAGTGGTATGGCAGGGGAGGCTGGCCAGTTTCCTGGCTCGCAGCTTCGCTGGCAGGGAGCCACGGTATCTGAACAGCCCGGGCACCAGGTACATCTGGAACCTGGAATCGAGGCAGGAGCGGATCGTGATGGCCGAGGGCGTCTTCAAGGCTCTGGCTCTTGCCAAGACGTTCCCGCTGCTCCACTGTACGGCTGCCTTGGGCCACTCACTGAGCAGCGAGCAACTGGATCAACTGGAGGCTTGCGGCGTCCAGTCCGTGATCCTGTGGCCAGACCCGGATCCCGACGGACTGCTCGGAGCTCTGTCCATGGCCGACTCTCTGGCCTCTCGCGGAATCGAGGTCGAGATTCCGCGCACCGTCCCGGTTCACCAGGCAGACGAGACGGCTTCGTCGGCCCTGAGACGTCTCCTGGTGAGCTGCGAGCCGATTACCCGCGACGTCTCCATGCTCTACAGGCTGGAGGCGGGGAGGCGCAAGTGAAGAAGCGGAAACGCGCCGTCCTGATCGACGGCAAGAACGCCATGTACTACGTGGAACACCACCGCAGCGACGTGGACGTCGTCTACTCGTTCCTGCGCAGGGTGGCCGGAGTCTTGGAGTACTGTCCTGGAATTCCAGCCGTGGTCTGGGAGCGGACGATCCCGGGACGCGGAAAGACGACGGAGAACTGGCGTGAGAGCCTGAAGACGTCCTACGAGTACAAGGGCAACAGGGAGCTCACACACCATGCCAGATTCGTGATTCGCTCGATGCCGTTTGTCAGCGCCTTCTTGGCCCACATCGGCATACCGCAGTTCGCCTGCCCGTTCCTGGAGGCCGATGACCTGATCGGGCTGCTGGCAGGCGAGCTGTCCGGGCGCGGCTGGTCTGTGGCCATCGTCAGCAACGACAGGGACTACTACCAGCTCGTGGACGAGCGGATCGTGGCCATCCGTCCGGGACGGGACGGCTGGCAGACGTGGGATGCTGCCAGGATCGAGGCCGAGACCGGGGTTCCGCCATCCCGGTGGGCGTTAGTCCGGGCCGTGGCCGGGGACGTCAGCGACAACATCCAGCCCGTGCGCGGAATCGGAATGTCCACCGCCCGGCAATACGTCCTGACTCACGGCCTCGATCCGAGCAGGCCCAGGTTCTCGCAGCTCCCGGAGGACGTCCGGCGCAAGTTCCAGGCGTTTCGGGACAGATGGCCCAGGTTCCATGAGGCCTATTGCCTCGGGTACCTGGCCCGTGACGTGGAGTCGGCGATGTACCCGGCCCCGGTCAAATCACTGGCCAGACGGGCCGTCCGCGAGGCTACGGCGGAAATCACGGCCTGGGAAGCGAAAAGTCTGGACAAGGTGAGGAAGCGCATAGTAGACTACTACCGTGGCGACCAGGCCAAGCTGAGAGGATTGGCCGGATTGCTCAGGCAATAGGAAGGAGAAGTCCGTGGACGACCGCAAGATCGATCTGATAGCCCGTTCATACCACAGGAGCCTCCCGGCAGAGGCCCGATCCGCTACCTGCCCGGAGGACTTGGCCCAGATGGCGCGACTGAAGGCCTGGATGGCTGATTCCCGCTACGATGCCCGGAGGGCAAGCAGGGCCACATTCATGCGCCGCGTAGTGGAGAATCACCTCCGCGACGAGTTCAAGCGGGCGTCCCGGGTGGCCCGCGAGGTGAAGCTGGAGATTCCGGCTCTGGATACGTGCGCGTTCCGGGAGGCCGAGGATTCAGTCCTCCACAGCATCGAGGCGGCTGACAGGTACCTCCGCAGCCTCAGCCGGGAAGCCCGGGCGGCTTTCGACGATTTGGCCAGCGGCAGGCTGCGCCGGGCCAAGTTGCGGATGCTGGCCCATCGGGACGAGATCATCGGTACGGCTGAGGCCATGGGGGTGTCTGCGGGCGATATCCTGGCCGCGCTGGAATAGCGGCCATGACGGTACTGGAGGTTCTGCTGACAGATTCGCGGCGCACGGTGGCCTGTCGCCAGTGCGGCCGTCTCAGTTCGGCCTACGACGTGGCGTCAGGGTGGTATGTCGCTGATACGGCAACCTGTCATGACTGCTACCGGGCCATGGCAGCATCGAAGGAAACGTGTTTCGCCAAGCAGTACCAAGCCGGGGATCCGCAATGCGACAGATGGTGCGAGGACAGCCACGTCTGTAGAACTTGGATGGCAAGGGAGAGGAGGATGATTTCTGACAGGGAGCGCAAGCGCAGGCTGCTGGCAGTGATCCGGGAGACCCTCCCGGAGGCGGCGCGTAAAAGTCCGAGGCTGGAGAGCCACCCGTTCCCGATTCGGACGTCCGTTGTCCGCGTGGCTTGGGAACTGGCCATTCGCGGAACGACCCTGAAGCGCCTCAAGCAGTTCTGCGAGGACGTTGGAGCGGACAGCTCCTACGTGCTCCGCGAGCTGAGGCGCGGAGCCAAGGGGCGCCACCGTTGGACGTGGGCCGAGCTGCCGGACGGTTCGGTTCGGATCGTATACGAGAAGGTACTATGATGCACTTCTTCGGCGGAGGCAGCGTATGGAAACCGCCGTACGACGAGACAGGCATGCGTCGGGCCACGCAGTGGACGGAACGATGCTTCAGCTACTGGTACGTCCGGCAGAAGAAGGGCAATCTGGACAGCAGGCGAGACATCGCCCTTTTCCTGGACGGGTGGCGTCCAGGCGACCCGCGCAAAGTGCTCCTGGACAGCGGGGCATACACCTTCCTCACCAAGAACCCCGGCATCAACGACAAGGCGCTGGAGCAGTTCCTGGAAGGTTATATGGAATTTGTGCTCCAGATGACCAGCGGGCCGTGGACGGGGGCCGTGTACGGGTATCTCACGTTCGACTACACGAGAGACCCGGCCAAGGTGTTCCAGATGACCCTGCGCATGGTAAAGTCCGGGTTCCATCCGATCCCGGTTTGGCATTGCGTCGCGGATCCGTACTGGCTGGAGGCTTACATCGGAGAGGGGTTCCGGCTGATCGGGATAGGATTTCTGGGTACTCGGGATGAGCGGAACCGTACAGGTCGCAAGCAGTTCCTCAGGCGCGCCTTCGATCTGGCCAGCAAGCACGGCGTCGCCATTCACGGTCTGGGTATCGCCGGGGGTGAGATGTTCGCTTTTCCGTGGTGCTCTGTGGACAGCGTGTCTTGGATTCGGACGGCGTTTCGCGGCTCCATCCTGGTACCCGACGTCCGGCGCGGGACGATCCGCAAGGTGCACGTCAGCCGGGACAGGGCCTGCCACCCCATGGTGCCGAGCTGGTCGCGTCTGGATCCTGCCGCCCGGGACGGGCTGGTGCGGCAGGCGGAACGGTACGGCCTCTTGTGGGAGGATGTGCAGAGCCACGGGTTCCACAGGGCCGTGTTCAACGTCCGTTCGCTGCAAGACGCAATGGCTTCGCTCGTCCATCCACCCCGTATATGGGAGAGAGTGGTATGACGGCCCACCCGTGGACGATGATTCAGTCAGAACGGACGCCGAAGCTGTACTTCAGCGGGAATCGAGCTCTGCGGAAATCAGGCTCCGAGCAGAGGGTGCGCGAGCTGGAGATCAGCCGGAGGGTGGGCTGGCGCTACCGTTGCTACAGTTATGCCTATATTCTGCGTGACAAGGCCATAGAGGCCGATCTGGCCGTGTTCCTGAGCCACCCGGAGGCCCGGGTTCTCCTGGACAGCGGGGCGTTCTCGTTCCTGCGCGGCTCGAACGTGGCCGGAGTGACGGAGAAGAAGCTGGATGAGTGGCTCCACGGGTATTCGGAGTTCTACCTGAGGATTGTTTCCAGGTGGCCCGGCCAAGTTGACGCCGTGGCGACATTCGACTACGTCCGCCACTCCCCTACCATTCTGCGCGTGACCCAACGGCTGTGGAAGATGGGGGTTCCGGCCATGCCTGTATACCATGGCGATGCTCCGGTGGAGTGGCTCCGCCGCTACCTGGACGCGGGCGTGAGCTACATTGGCCTGGGGAAAGCCGTGCAGTCGGGCGGAGCTCACCTGAGGAGGACTTTCTACGATCCGGCGTTCGAGTTCGCCTCCAAGCACGGGTTGAGGCTCCACGGGTTCGGAGAAACGGGCCAGAACGCTGTCAGGTACCCTTGGTACAGCCTGGACAGCACGAGCTGGATCACGACCGGATGGAACGGGAAGATCCTGGTGTACCGCTCCTCTCATGGAGGGCCTCTCACTTTCCGCGTAGGGCCGCGCGTCTCCGACGGACGGGTGAGCGTCTACCACTACGACCCGGCAGTCAAGGCTGTCTGGGAGGAGGAGGTGCGCAGCTTGGGCTACGACCCGGAGCTGCTCCGTGAGGATGAATTCGAGCGGGTGTGCTACAACGCGGCTTGGCTCATTCGGTTCGTAGGTACGAGAGTAGAGGACAGGAGAGCATGGCAGACAGTTCTGTGACATCAGTTACGCGCCAGATGGCAAGGGAGGCTCTGGTCTCAGCCATCAGAGACTTTCTCGATGCGGACGGGTGGCTCACGGGTGCCATAGACCCGGTCCATCTGCGAGATACGCCGGAACGGGTGGTGCGGATGTACGAGGAGCTGTTTTCTGGAGCATCCGAAGATCCGCAGTCCGCGCTGTCTACCATCTTTCCAGGCGGTGGCGAGGAGATGGTGACGGTGTACGATATTCCGATGGCCTCCGTTTGCGCCCATCACATCCTGCCGTTCTACGGCAGGGCGCACGTGGGGTACATCCCACGGGACGGGCAGGTGATCGGCCTGAGCAAGATTCCACGCCTCGTGGACGTCCTGAGCCGGCGTCCACAGGTGCAGGAGAGCCTCACGTCGCAGATAGCTGATCATCTGATGGAGTCCAAGCTGCGTCCGAGAGGCGCGGTGGTCTGCATCGACGCAGTCCATACCTGTATGGCTTGCCGGGGCATCAGGACGCCGGCGGTAACGCGGACAACGGCCATCCGGGGAGTGTTCCGCGACGAGCCCTCGGCTCTGAGCGAGTTCCTGAAAGCGGTCAAGAGGTTGGAGATATGACAATCAAGACATCGCAATTGCAGGCAGCCTTGAAACTGCTGGATCTGGTGCCCGTCCGGGCCGGGATCCGGCCATCTGAGTTTGTACGGATGGAGACGGCTGAGAAGGGCCTCGTTTTCAGCCTGGCCTCCGATCTGCTCGGATCGGTGGCCGTCGAGGGCGAGCCGGATGGCCTGCCACCCAGGTTCTACTTCGACAGGGTGCAGTTCATCCCGCTGGTGCTCAGTCTGGATGCCGGGCGGGACGTGGAAATGTCCCGGGCAGGAGAGAACATCGTGATCCGGCAGGGGTCGAGGAAGGCCTCCTACTCTGCTGTGGAGGAAGTGACGGGCTATGCCCGCGTGAAGCCGGAGGGTCACCAGATCGTGCTGGACTCCGACCTGATGGATCAGGTCAAGGCAGCCATGAGTTACATCGGACGGGCCAGTATGAGCCCCGAGCTCATGGCGGTCTGGTATGACTCCTCCATGCCCGGCCTGCTCGCCACGGACAGGTTCTCCGTGTACGGAGCGAAGCTCAAGATAGAGACCAAACGCAAGTCTGTCGCTTTTCCGGCGGCCCTCTGGGGGGCTGCCAGCCCCGGCATGATATGGCACTCAGCCGACGATTCCGTATCTCTCTCAGTCCCGAACGGGGCTCTGAGGCAGACATTCACGGAGGCCATGGCCAGCCAGTTCCCATTGGCGCCCATCCGAAAAGCGCTGGAGGGAGCCGCGAAGTACAAGCCCCGTCTGCGATTCGTGGCTGCCAGGATGGCCGAGGCTCTCCAACGGATGCGGGCCTGCCTCACCTCAGCCGTTTCCGATACGGCCTCGGTCATGGTGGAGGCAGCGAAGGGCAAGCTGGTAGTGCAGCTCGTGTCCGGCCAGGTGGATCTGCGCGAGACGGTGAAGGCCGACGTGCTGGATGCTTCCGCGTCTGCCGAGTGGCTGCTGTCCAGCATCCTCCCGTTCGTGTCTGCCATGCCCTCCGATGCTGTGGTGGAGGCCGCTTGGGACGACGGCACGCCGTTTCGCTTCAGTTCTGCCAAGCCGGATCGGATCCTGCTGTCTCCGCGCAGGGCTGAATGAGGGACAAAGGGAGTTGAGAGCAGCGGTTCAGGTTGTATCCTGCTGGGAGGAGTCCCTGAGTGGCTGATTTGTGGCAAGGCATTCTCAACCCGTCCCATCTGTTAGTTGCGTCACGGGAATCCGGCTGCCTTGGGTGTCCATTGGAGAAGCAGCGGAAAGTGATGGGGTGGGACGAAGTTCTGGGCCGGCGTGTGATGGTATGGGGCCAGAGTCCGGGGAAGGACGAGATCGCCAAGGGAGCAGCGTTCGTGGGCCGGAGCGGGCGCTTTCTGTGGCGGGAGCTGGCCAGGGTGGGTCTGACAAGGGATCAATGCGACGTGCAGAATGTGCTGCGGTGCAGGCCCTCCTTCCGGGACGAGGCAGGCTTGCTAAGGGACAGGGAGCCGGAACCGAATGAGCTGAAACACTGCTCGGTCTACAACGACGTCGCGCTGCGGAAGAACGGCGGAAAAGCTGTCCTCCATATCGTGCTGGGACGCGTGGCAGCCAGGCAGCTCCTGCCGGGTGAATATGACCCGGACATACCGTTCCTCTGGAGCAAGAGGCTGTCAGCCTGGGTGGTGTGCCTGGATCACCCGTCCTACTTCCTGCGCGGGGCTCCCCGTTGGCGCATGGAGCAGTTCCGAAGACGCCTGGCCGGAGCCGTCAGGAAGCTGGACAGGCCCGGCAGGTGGGATGATATCCGGGCTATGGCCGTACATCAGGCTACTCCCGAGACGCTCGAAGCTATGGCCGAGCAGGCCCGGCGAACGGGCCATCGGGTGGCCGTGGACGTCGAGGATGAACGGACGGAGGATGGCCGGAGGCTCCTGTGCGTCGGCTTCAGTCTGGACGGGAAATCGGCTCTGGTGGCTCCGGTGGACTACCCGGGCTTGGAGCGTGATGAGGCTCTCATCCGGGTAGTCCGGGCTATTCTGGCCGACAAGTCCGTCCGCAAGACCATGCACTACGGAGCTTATGATTGCGAAGCGATCCGTGAGACGTTGAGGGTGGACGTGGCAGGGTATGACTTTGACACGCAGCACGCCCACTACCTGACCCAGCCTCATAGACGGGCGCATGGCCTGGAAGTGATAGCGGCGCAGGAATACCCGGAGTTCACCGGATGGAAGGAGATGGTGAGCTCCCACTACAAGCGTCTGAGCGAGGTGCCGTGGAAGACGTTGCGGCGGTACAACGGCCTGGACTGCATTCTCACGAAACGGGTCGAGTCAGGCCTCAGCTCCGGTCTCAATCCGGCGCTGGTGAATTTGTACGTTCATGCGGGTAGGACATTGTACCGGATGGAGTCCGTAGGGCCGCATCTGGATATGCAGGCGCTGGCAGACATCAGGCCGCGCATCAGGGCCGAACTGGCCGATGTGACGGCCAAGCTGCGCCGGATCGCAGATGACCCACAGTTCAGTCCCTCCTCGAACGTGGCCGTGGCCAGGTTGCTGTATGACAAGCTGGGATACCAGGCAGACGGCGGACGCCGCGGGACGGACAGTGATACCCTGTCCATCCTGCGCCAGGGCAGAGACCACCCGGCCATCGGGCTTATCCTGCGCTTCCGCGAGCTCAGCAAGATGGAGTCCACCTACCTGGACGGCTACGAGGAGAGCGCGCGCATGAACGCTGGGCAGGTGCGGACGCGCTGGTATTTGACGGGCGCCGTGACAGGGCGTCTGCGAAGCGGCGGCGACGGGCAGCCAGGCAGAATCAATATGCAGAACCTCCACGGTTCCCCCCACCTCCAGAATCTCCTGGTGGCTGACCCGGAGTGGCGCTCTGTGATCGATCCGGGACGGAGCCTGTCCGAGCTGTCCGATGTCCGGCTGTTCCTGTCCCTGGACTACAGCCAGATCGAGATTCGGATGCTGGCCGAGTGCAGCGGGGATGAACTGCTCATCAGCCAGTTCAGGCAGGGGCTGGACATTCACTGCGCTGTGGGCCATGCTCTAGACCCGAAGCTGAGCCACGAGGAAATCAAGAAGAACAAGGCTCTGCGAACGTTCATCAAGAACTGCCACTTCGGCATGGTGTACGGCCTCTCTGAAGACGGCCTGCTGTACTACCTCCAGACCCGTGGGGTGGAGGCCACGAAGAGCCAGGTTTCAAGGTTCGTCCGGCGCTATTTCAGCACATACAAGGGTGTGGCCCGCTACATTCAGGAGATGCGGAGGATGGCCGATGAAGTCGGCTTCGTGGAGACCATCTTCGGTTTCCGCAGGTACGTGGGCGCGGAGTATGACGAAGACCGCAAGAGCAATCCGGCCAATCAAGCCGTCAACTCACCCATTCAGGGCGCTGCCCATACGTTGCTGCTCCAAGCCTTGGCTCTCCTCAGCGAAAAGGCGAAACGTTATCGGGTACTGGGGACGCCGCTAATGGAGGTGCATGACGCAATCGTATGGGGGGTAGCATTGCGGGATTTGCCGGAGGCAGTTGTCACGGCCAAGAGGTTGCTGGAGCAGGACGTTCCCGCAGCCTTGGAGCGAAGATTCGGCAGGAAGCTGAGAGTCCCGCTGCTCAGCGAGGCCACAGCCGGGTTCCGTTACGGTACGCAGGTGGAGGTGGGGGCCGTCGTGGACGTGGCTGATTTCCTGGAGCGCTGGAAGCGGCGGTACGATGAGCTGGATGCTGACTACAGACGTTCGTATAAGGTAACGTGAGGCAGTCAGCCAAGCCCAAACCGTCGCCCGATCTGGCCAAGAGGCTGAAGATCGACCCGGAGCGCCTCCACGACGAGTTGTGCGACCAGCCCAAGCTGTACTACTTGGCCTCGAAGCAGCGCGTAAGCGCTGCCAGGGCCAGGGCCAACGTCGAGTTGGAGCTACGGGCGGCCAAGGCGGATGTCATGCTGAAGTTAAAGCAGTCCAGCCCCCGGACTTCCGTTGCAGTAATTCAGGCTCAGGTTTTCTGCGACGAAACTGTCCGGGAGCTGGAGGGCAGACTGGCCGAGTGCGAGCTGGACGAGGAGCTGGCCAAGGCTCTCGTGGAGGCCTTCCGGCAGCGCAGGGAATGCTTGGGGTTGTTGATGGAGCAGAACCGGGCCGAGGCCGGAGCCGGGGCCGTCCGGCGCAAGCTGGCCAGTACATATCCAGGGAGGTAGGATGCTCAGCGCAGCCGATTTCGTAACTCAGTTCATGGCCCTAGTGGCTCTGATCGTGGTGGTAGCCATTTGCTTTGGTACCGTCATCGTCGTAGCCATCAGGGCTTACTGGATCAGCCGATCAGCTAGCTACCACTGGCTGAGGATGGGCGAAACCAAGAAGGGAGACAATGATGGTCGAGAAAGTTGACTGGAAGGCTAAGACCCGCGAGAACGTAAAGAAGCGGCAATCCGGCGGACGATTCAAGCTCGCCGAGGGTGACAACATCATCAGGGTGCTCCCAAACCCGAAGGGGTTGGAGTATCCGCCGTTCGCAGAGTATCTGATTCACCGGGATGTAGGCCCCGATCACAGAATCGTTCGCTGCGGAAAGAGGCTGGACGGAACCGGGAAGTGCTGGCTCTGCGACCAGATTTCCAAGCTGAATGCTAGTGGAAACAGCGCCAAGATGCAGATGGCAAGCCTCATGGCTCCCAAGGAGGAGATGGTCGTTCAGGTCGCTGTCCTGGACGAGCGGACTGGAAAGCTACAAGGCCCGATGGTCTGGACGCTCAATTCCAGCGGTGGGCGCAGCATCGGGATCAAGCTCCAGACGCTGCTGGCCAAAGAGGGCCGGAGCTACGAGCATCCCACCAAGGGCAGAAACCTGCTGGTGACCCGGACGGGCACGGGACTTCAGACGCAATACTCTGCGTTCGAACCGGACGAGGATCCCTCCAAGGTGCCCGAGTCTATCCTACAGGCACTCAAGCCCCTGGAGAGCCTCGTCCCGCGCTATAACCCGGACGAGCAGAAGGCTGCATTCTACGGTCGGCGCCTGGAGGAGCAGCCGGATTTGGATGACGAGGAGGAGATCGAGGACGAGGAGGAGCAGGACGAGGAGCCCAAGTCCAAGTCCAAGTCCAAGTCCAAGTCCAAGAGCAAGCCTGCTCCTTGGGAATCCGAGGACGAGGAGGAATCCGAGGACGAGGACGAGGAGGAATCCGAGGACGAGGACGAGGAGGAATCCGAGGACGAGGACGAGGAGGAATCCGAGGACGAGGACGAGGAGGAA